TTACAATATATTGTTTATGATTTATTAAAAGGAAAATATAAAAAATCTGAAGTATGTAAAATATTACATGAATTAGTAACAACTAATCAAATTCAGCCTTTATATTGTCCTGATGTTAAAAAAAATAGTATTTGAAAGACCCAATAGTGTTCACAGTGCTTATTTTAGAACAACAAAAGAAAAAGTATTAAAATATTTAGAAACATTTATAAAATGAAGAAATTAATTGCGGTCTATGGTAAATAAATGTTAAAATATTAGGAATTGTCATTTATTTTTTGTATATTTGTATTATAAATACAAATAATATGATAGGAATATACAAAATAACAAATCCTAAAGAAAAAGTTTACATAGGTCAAAGTATTGATATTGAAAAAAGATTTAAAAATTATTACGGATTACATTGTTCTCAACAATATAAAATATACAATTCTTTAAAAAAATATGGAATAGATAATCATATATTTGAAGTAATTGAAGAATGTAATATTGAAAATCTTAATGAACGTGAAAGATATTGGCAAGATTATTATGAAGTGTTAGATAAAGGTTTAAATTTAATATTAACTAAAACGGATGAAAAACGTAAAATTTATTCTAATGAATCAATTAAAAAACTTTCAAAAACAAATAAAGGTAAACGTAAAATTTATAAATCTGAAATGTCTTTTGAAAAAACAAAAGCAACAAGATTTATAAAAGGTTCTGAGGTTAATAATAAATTAGTTATCAATATTGAAACAGGTGAAATTTTTAAAAGTGCTAAATATTTAGCAGAAACTTTAAATAAGAGACCAAAATATATTCAAGAAGCATTAAGAAAAAATTATAAAGAATATCAAAAATATAAATATATGAATGAATTAAAAAAAAATACACGTTTAATTAGTGTATATGGATCACTACGTAAAAATTGTGGTAACGACCACTTATTAAAAACTTCTAAATATTTAGGAGAATTTAAAACTGAACCTGTATTTAGTCTTTATAGTCTTGGTGGTTATCCTGGACTTAAAGAAGGTGGTAACACTTCAGTTGTAATGGAAGTTTATTCTGTTGATGAAACAGTAGCTAGACGAGTAGATCAACTTGAAGGTTATGAAGAAGGAAAACCTGCTACTTTCCATGATAAAATTAACATTGAAACACCGTATGGTACAGCAGGTGTATATACATATGTAAATCCTATTTCTGAAGATAGATTAGTAGAATCTGGAGATTGGAAAGAACATAGAAATCAAGTGTATTCACATTATACAATGAATTAATAATTTAAATGAAAGATAAAGCATATATATTAGATTTTAATGTATTAGCTGAACAAAATCTTTCTATTGAAGAATTCTTAGTATTAATACATTTAGACGATGAATTATATAATAATTCAATGCGTGTATTAAAGCCTTTAGAAGAGAAACAATTTATAAAAATTATTAACGATGAAAAAATTATATTAAGAGAAAAAGGAAAACTATTTATTGAATTAATTTCAATAGAAAAATTAAGTTCAACTAAAAACAATAAACAAACTGTAAAATCAGATAGATTAATTAACGTAGAACTTGATAGTTTTATTAATGATTTTAGAAATAAATTTAAAGGTTTAAAACCTGGTAGTATGGGTTCAGAAGCTTCATGTAAAATGAAAATGTATCGTTGGATGAAAGAAAATCCTTCATATACGCCTGAACAAATTTTAAAAGCTGCTGATATTTATATTAAATCATTAAATAACTATCAATATCTACAAAGAGCTGATTATTTTATTTACAAAAAAGATGGTAAAGACGAAAGTTCAGGATTAGCTGCTTATATTGATGAAATAGAAGTAGATGATGATTGGACAACAAATCTAAAATAACTAAATGAGTGAAATAAAAAAAAGTAAGTTGTTTGATAGAGTTTATCAAAAAATTGTTGATAGACGTGAACGAATTTTAAGTGGTAAAATAAATTGTATTCCCTGGGGATTACCACGATTTGAAGAAGAATCTCCAGGAATTGAAAAAGGTAAGTTTTACCTCATATCGGCAAATTCGAAAATTGGTATGTTTTGCCAAGCAGATTAGTAATAATCTGATGTAAAAATAATATAATAAAAATGAAACAAGTGGAAAAAGTAATTTATGTTAAAGAAAGTGATGTTCCTTTAACTCAAACGCGTACACAATTGTTAAGATACTTTTTAAGAGGTAAATCAATACCTACATATGAAGACCCTGCTTGTACTAAATTACAATGTGATGGTAAAGGTCAAGATACAAAAGTTAATGCTTTTAGAAGTATTACAGACCTTCATATGATTGTTAAAAGTAGATTTCCTAAAACATCAATAGAATCAGTTGTTAAAATCATTTATGATTTTATTCATCGTGATAAAGCTGTAGTATTAGTATGGTGTAATATGATTAATAAAGTTGTTGTAAAATATTACAATAATTCTAATGCTTCTTATATTACTAAATATTCAAGAAGTAATTATGCTAATACAAAAGGTGTTGATGGTTATTCTCTTAAAGATTTTGATGATATGCGTAAAAAATTCTTAAATAATGAAAACTAATATTATTAAACTGGATGAAAACGGTGAAACTCTTGAAAAATTAGAAGCTTTTTTAAAAAAACAAAAACCTATTGAAATAGAAGGTTATAAAAATCAATATAAAATTATTAAAAATTTTATACGATCTTTTACTACAGGTAAATTAAATAAAAACAATAGAACTTTGTATTTAGATAATATGCAAGATTGTGGTGTAAATCGTTCAAGAAGCATTATTGATTTATTATTAGTATGTAAAACACATCATCCAAATTGGAGTACTGTTGATATTTTAAAAGTATTTGAAAAATTATGGAATGATAACAAAATTGTTGGTCATAAATGTAGTACTATAAATAGAATTGTTTTTAAAATAAGACCTGTTACTAGTTGGATAAATTATATAAAATTTACACATAAATTAACTACAGGTTTAGATTTAACATTTAATGATCTTTTTAAAAAAGTTGAAGAAGAAAAGACAATACCGTGTCAAGCTACAAGTACACTTGTAGAAGATGTAGAGACTACTGGAGAGGTAAAGTCCTCTTAATAACCAGATTAAGCGTCCAGCAACCTAAATGGTTGAAGAGATAGTCCAAACTATAAATATAAATATTAAAAATTAAAAATTTAAAAAATGAACAAAATTTGTACAAATCCAAAAAATTATAAATTAACTCAAGGTAAAGTATATGATATTCTTGATGAAGAAGACGGATATTATTTATTAGTAAATGATTCTAATAAAACAGTTCGTTATTATTCAGATTTGTTTGATGATGTTGAAGAAGCTGTTGAAGAAATTGCTCCTCCACCTCCTCCTGCTAGAACAGAAGCAGATGTTATTAGTAGTTTAAATGTTACATATAATAATAATAGATGTAATATTATGTATGTAGATTTAAATAATCAAACTATTAATTTTACAACAGAATCTATTACTGTAGTTACTTCTTCCATTAGTTGTGGTATTTATCAATTATATAACATTAATGCTATTATGGATAGTATTGATGATAATGTAAATACAGATGAAGATGATTTATTAGAATTACGAAAAGAAATTGTTAAAAGAGTAATTTCTTTATTTATTCGTAATAAAAGAGCTAATACTAGATGGATGATAATGTCTACTAATAATGATTCTGATTTTGAAGATTATTTTGACGTATTTGATTCATTAGCACAAACAAATTTAGGATGGGAAAATAATCCTAATTCAGGAAATGAAATTAAACTTTGGGTGTTTAATAGTCCTAATTTTTAATTATTAAATTATAGAGTAAAGAAAACTCAAATTGCTGATTGGTTGTTTTTGTATAATACAATACAACAAGTTTTAGAAAACAATTTAAATATTAAATTAAAAGTATTTTACTTTACTTTAGAAATGACTAAAGAACAAAAAATGTTATCTGCTTTTGCAAATATATTATATGTTAAAGAAGGTATTAGAATAAGTCCTACAGATTTAAAAAGTACTAAAGCAGATAAAATTTTACCTGATCATATTTTAAATATTATCAAAAAGTATGAAGAATATTTTAATAAAATAGAAGAAATTGTTGAATTTATAGATGATGTACGTCACCCTACTGGTATTTATAACATTGTTAAAAAATACGCATTAGCTAATGGTAAAATACATTATCGAGAATTAAATATTGATGGTGAAATAATACAAGTTGAAGATTATTATGAAGCTAATGATCCTGAAGAATATGTTATTGTGATGATTGACCATATTGGACTTATAAGTCCTGAAAAAAGAAATGGAGTTCAATTAAATTTACATGAAAGTATTACTGTATTATCATCAGATTATTTAATTAAATTAAGAAATAGATTTGGATATATTCCTGTTGTTATTCAACAGCAAGCTCAATCACAAGAAAGTGTTGAAAATAAAAAACATAACAGACTTAAACCTTCATTAGATGGTCTAGGTGACAATAAACTTACTCAGCGTGATGCTGACATTATATTAGGTTTATTTAGTCCATTTAGACACGAAATACCAGATTACATGGGTTATGATGTTAGATTTTTTAAAGACAATATTAGATTTTTAGAAATCTTAGGTGGTCGAGATGGTGGTGGAGGAACAATATGTCCATTATATTTCGACGGAGCAGTTAATTATTTTAAAGAGTTACCTCTCCCAAATGAAAGTTCAAAAATGTCACAAGTACACCAAATAATACAACATATTAGAAAAAATTAAACAAATACTTAAATTAGTATTAACGTTAATATGGATGATAGTGGTTGGAGAAAAACATGATTGAATTACCAAATGAAAAGACTAAAGCTTCAAGAGTTAATCCTAAAAAAATAATTTTATTTTCAAACCCTAAAAGTGGTAAAACTACAGCAGTTGCTGCATTAGAAAATAATCTTATTTTAGATTTAGAAGATGGTTCTGAATTTTTAGATGCTTTAAAAATTAATGTTCTTGATATTTCAAGAAAATCAGGAAATTCTCCTTTAATAGTATTAAAAGAAGTCATCAATAAGATTGCTGAATCTAATAAAGCTAAAGGTGGATATACCTATAAATATATTACTATTGATACAGTATCAGCATTAGAAGATATTGCATTAGAATTAGCTAACAAACTTTACAAAAACACTCCAATGGGACGAAATTGGATTGGTGATGATGTTACTAAACTTCCTAATGGTGCTGGTTATCAATATCTTAGAGAAGCAATGAATGTTATTTTAAATGAAATTGAACAATTATGTGATACATTAATTATTCTTGGACATTTAAAATCTAAATTTGTTGAAAAAGAAGGTAAAGAAATGGAAGCACGAGGTTTAGCTCTAACAGGTAAAATTGCTGCAATTCTATGTAGTCAAGTTGATGCTATTGGATATGTTTATCGTGACGAAAATAAAACGTTAGTAAACTTTGCTCCTTCTGAATCGTTAGTAGTAGGTTCAAGACCTGATCATTTGAAAAATAAAACTATTA